AAAAGGAATGAAAGAATTATACAAAGAAAATCAAGATCACAATGTAAAAATATTAGATTTATACAAAGAAAATCAAGAATTAAAAGCCAGGTTAGCAAAAATAGAAGCCTTTTTGGGAATATAAAATTGAATTAAAAGTATTTGAATAATTAATATAAAATGGAATTCAATATTAATTATTTGGCTAATATCAATAAACATGAAAGGGATGATCACGTCCAATTCGATGAAGGACCACATATTTACACCGTAGATGGTGATGATAGTTTTACGAGTGTAACAACGTGGAATCATTCTCATTTTGGCAAATTTGATGCGGATAAAATCATAGCCAATATGATGAGAGGGAGAAACTGGAAAGAAGGTTATAAATATTACGGAATGACGAAAGAAGAAATTAAAGCCTCTTGGGATAAAAATAGAGATGAAGCTGCTGCCGCTGGAACAAAAATGCACTACGATATAGAATGTTATTATAACCAAATGAAAGTGGATAATGATAGTACAGAATTTGAATGGTTTTTAAAATTTGATGACTGGACAAGAGGCTCTACGAATATGTTACCATATCGAACGGAGATGATTGTATGGGACAAAGAATTAAAATTGTGCGGTTCGATAGATATGTTATATGAAAATGAATGTGGTGAATTAGAATTATACGATTGGAAGCGGTGTAAAGAAATAAAGAAAACCAGTTTTAATAAGTTTGCTAAGACAGAATGTATAGAGCATTTACCGGATTCTAATTATTGGCACTACGCATTACAATTGAATACATATAAATATATGATTGAGAAGAACTATGGTAAGAAAGTGAATAGTATGTATTTGGTATGTTTGCACCCAAATAATAAAAATAAATCGTATCAAAAATTTAAAGTTCCGGATTTGAAAGAAGAAATAAAGGATTTAATGGAGTTAAGATTAAAAATCGTATCTAATCTTTAAGAAAGAATACTTAAAAATAAGTTGTTATTTTTTTAGTATATGAATTTGACGAGTTGGGATTTATCTTACCCTACACAAGCAGTTGTAATTGTTCAGACAATATTTACAGGATTTTTAATTGGTTCTGTATTTGTAGTTAATTGTATATATAAGCCGTGGTTGAAAAAAATAGAAGACGAAGAAGAACCAGAAAAATATGAAGATAAATATAAATTACGAGATTATTGGGATTGGAAAGAAATAAATTTTGATAAAGACGTGGAAACGAATTATAATAATGTAGCGAATGATCATACACCAGAAGGGAACGTGTTTATGAAATATAACAAAGAAAATGAGGGATTTGAATACTGGTGTGATGATAAAAATATTAAATATGATTATTTGGATACAGTAGCAAGGAAATATTGTTTATCGTTTAATTGTTGTGGGATTTATCAAGACAGAAGGAAGAGTATTAAAGATCAAAAAGATAAAGAGGAAGAATCTAAAAAGGAAACTGAAAAAGATAATGTACAAAGAAAAGATGGTGAAAAAGAAGAGGAAGAATCTATTTTTGTAAAACAAAAAAAAATAGACACTAAAAAAACAGACCGTTCTACAGGTGAAGTAGCATTAAAGTCAAATAAATTTATTTATAAAGGGAAAATGTCTGAATGTTCGGCATTATTAAAAAAAAGAGACGAAGAATTAACGCGAAAAACAAAAAAGAATATGAGCTTTACGGAGTGGATGTCGAATAGGTCTTAAATTTAAGTGCGTTTTTTTAAGTAGATATGGATTTAATTTGATCAAGTTTTTGCGTTTGTTTGGTAATATTATCGATTAAAGCTTTTCCTTTTTGTTGTGCCTCAAGAACTGGTTCGCCAATTTTTGTAACAACAGGATCAACTTTTTTTAATTTTTGAGTTATTTTATCCAACATATTATTAGCAATATTAATAGCCCGCATACTTTTAGCGGCCAATGGACTTATAGCAGCGTTAAGTCTCGCAACATTAACAACTTGACCAACACCGGGTATTGTTCCAAGAGCACTCATACCACCTTTTACAAAAGCATCACCAGACGCTTGTCCCATTTCGCCTGCATATTGGACGATTTCATTACCTTGTTGCATTAATGCTGGTTTGAATTCTTCAAGAACAAAAGCAGCGGTTTCTAAAAATTGTTTTAATAGTGTTGATAAAGTATTATTAAAATCGTCAAATGATTTTTTTACTTCAGGATTTTCTAAAGCTTCATTTAAAACAATAATCATATTACCCATGTTCAAAGCACTTTCTGGTAATTTTTTTTCAAAATCGGGGTCATCGACAACAATACCATAGTTTTGTAACCCGTTTTTAACAAGTAAATTAGTAAAAACAACGAATTTAATAAGAGTTTCTTTAAAAACGGTACTCGGTAATGTACTATATAATCTTTCAAATTCTACATTCATTTGGTCTTTAATACCCGAATCTAATGTTCTGGCCAAACCTTTCACATCCCAATTTTGTATATCGGCACTTGCTTGACCAAAGGTATCTTTAGCTATTGGAGTTTTCATTAAATTATTAGTAACGTCATTCATAAATCTTGGACCATCAAATAATTTTGCCATCTTTTATATTAATTACTATTATTTTTTAACCAAGTTTGGTATCCAATACTTTTTTTTATATTAAATGATGATTCTAATATTTTTTCAGCGATATCATACGCTTTTTTTTGTCTATCATTAAGTTGATCTATATATTCTTGAATCTTAATAGATTCGGTTTTTTCTGATTTCTCAGGCATGATAATTAATATATAATTGTCTATAATTAATAATTCAATTTTATAATTAAAAAAGGTATTTTATATTTAATGATAAGTAGTCCACGTCTTATTATCAAATGATGTATAGTGACAAGTATAGCAACCTACGTATTCGGGTTTATTTTCACAAACAGTAAATTTTTTTATGGGATTATAGGCACGGTCTTTACTACTACTATATGTTTTACCATATGTATAAACAGGATTATTACCAGGATATTTAAGTTGATATTGTTTGTTATGATGTAGTATGCATTTAGTATTATTACTATCCCTATAATGGTATTCTTTTACCTTAACGTTCAAATAATTACTTTTTTCTTCAGTATATTTGACGATTTCGACTACAGGACCTATAATTTCATAGGACCTTGCGCCATTATCTAAGCCAGAAGCACTGTATCCTCCAGTATAAGCTTTAAGGTAAATTTCTTTTTCTTTTACTTCTGCTTCTTTTGCATATTCTATTTGTTTGTATTGTTCTTTATATCTTTGAAGATCTCTTTTGGCTTTATCTTCAAAATATGCTTTTTCTTCAGCAGGTATTTCTTTCCATGCTTTAAGGTAAAATTGATATGCGGATTGTGGTTTTGATATACTCATGATTACTATTTTAAAGCAATAATCATGAAAATATTAAATCAATTTTTTGAAATTACACAAATAAGATTACTTTCCTTATATACCTTGCTTCTTATGAAAACTTCTGTAAGATGGGTTTCAATTTGATATCCAGATTCCATTAAATAAGAAAGTAAAACATCAATATCATCAACACCCAAGTATTCATTTTTATTATTGGGATTTAAAATGGTATGAACACAATGTGGAGGTCTATCGCAACAATAAATATCTTGATATTTTGAATTTTTCTTTCGGGGAATAGTTTTTATAATATTTAAAAAAGGCATATCAGAAGGTTTATTGTTAACAACAATAATTTTTTTATAACATTTATTAATAGAATCAAGATGAATATAACTATGAAGTTTATGAATAGTCATTATATATAAAATTGATTTAATTTATTAAGAAATAATTAATTAAGATGGAAAAATACAATTATCAATTATCGAAATATATAATTAATTTTATAAAAACAGATTTCATTGAGAAAATTGATGATAATGATGATTTTGATAAATTATGGAACAAATGGCTACTTGTAGAAGGTGTTGATAGAGTTTTTAAATTAGAAAAGGAAAGATTAAATATGTGTGGTTGGGAAGGAGATATATATGTCAAAGTGTATAAAAGCATAAAGTATTATCAAATTAAAAAGAGTGAAAAGAAATGTACAAAGAAAAAAAGAAGAAATTATATTCATATATCCACAGATATGAAAAAACAAATGTATGAATTTATTGATAATACTAAAATTAAAAAACCTTCTAATGCTTATTCTGAATTTTTAAATACTTATAAAACGTCATATGATAATGAAACGAAGCAATTGAAAGAACATTTACACGAAAAGGAAATAGCGATAAAGATAAAAAAAACATTTAAAAATCGGTTTTATATAAAAAATAAAACCTAGATATAAATATATATATATGATTGGGGGAGATAAAATAGGAGAAGGTTCATATGGATGTATATACCATCCGGCAATAAATAAAGATGGTTCAGAAACAGATAATAAAAAATATGTAAGCAAAATACAGAAGAATAATAAATATGCGAATAATGAGAAAATAATGGGTGAATTAATAACAAAAATAGATGGTTATATAAATCATTTTTCTCCGGTTGTTAAGAAAGAATTATTAAAAACGACAAAAATAAAGAAGGATTTTTTTAAAGAATGTTCAGCATTAAAAGATAGCGATAAGAATGATTCATTAATAATTATGAAAATGGAATATATAAATGGCGATGATTTTATAGAATATTTAATAAAGAATAAGGGTTCTATAGATATAGTTAAAAATTTAATATCAAGTTATACACATTTACTTACTTCTATAAAACTTTTAACAGATGCTAAGTTAATTCACTATGACTTGAAGGGTGATAATATTTTATTCAATAAAGATAAGGAAATACCAATAATGATAGATTTTGGATTATCTATAAATATGAATGAATTAATAAATCAAAGTATATCGGTAGAAAAACTAAAAAAATATTTTTATGTATATGGAGCTGACTATTATGTATGGCCCATAGAAGTTCATTATTTATGTTATATTTTACATGTAAATGAGAATCCATCACGTGAAGATATAAATAAAATATGCGATGAATTTGTTAAAGAAAATGTGGCTTTAACATTAAATTTTTCAAATAGTTTTATACAATCTTATAAAAAGAAATGTGTGAAAACATTAGAAGGATTGAATACATACGATTTCGCTTCAAGGATTAATAAAGTATTAAGTTATTGGTATACATGGGATAATTATGCTTTATCTATAATTTATTTATTATTTGTATATTACTTGAATATAAATGGATACTTAAAAAATGATTTGATAATATATTTCAGCGAGATGTTATTAACCAATATAAATCCGGATAGTTCTGAAAGATTAAATGTGGTGGAAACTAAGTCAAAATTTACCGAATTTCTATATAATCTAAATATGAGCAATGTTGTAAATTTAAACGAAGTAAAAGAAATGTTTGTTTATAATAGAGGTAATATTGAAATAGCATTAAAAGAACAAAAAAAATTATTACAGAAAAAATCTAAATCGATAAGATATTAATTTTAATTATATATTAATATCTTTTAATTAACGTCGGCGTTTTCTACGTCTTTTCTTGGTACGTTTGCGACTCTTTTTGCGTCCTTTGCGGGACTTTTTGCGGGATTTTCTGCGGGACTTCTTGCGTTTTCTTCTTCTTCTACCACCAACAGTAGGGTCCTCATCATGACCATCTTCGTGTTCACCACCTCTTTGAGTGCGGCGTCTACGTCTTTTTCTACCACCTTTTTGTTCTTCTTCTTGCATTCCTTCTTTTTGGTCTTTTGGAACATCAACTTCGATAGCAGCAGCGTTAGAAGCAACACCACCACCGCGTTTTTTATAACTTTTTTTTGCCAATTTCAAAACATTTTTGAAAGACATACCAGCGTTCTGGGAACGCACAGATTTAACGTGAGCAAGCCAAGGATTAGCCATTTTATAATATATATTTAGATTAAAATAAAATTGATTGAATATTAAAAACAAAATGTTAAATATAGCTAAACATGGTAAAAAATAAACACGGTGGAAACAGACATAAAAAAATGGCGTCTAAAAACGCCAAACCTCAAACATTCAATAGAAAAGTAAGATTCGCAAATAAATCAGGTAATGAATTATATGCGAAAGTAGAGAAAGTATATGGTGGAAACAGAGCATTGGTTTCCTGTAATGACGGTCGCGAAAGAATGATGGAATGGCGAAGAAAATTCGGTGGTAGAAACAAACGAGATAATTTCATAGGAGAAGGGTGTATAGTTTTAGTAGGTAAAAGAGAATGGCAACTAATGGATCCTAAAAAGAAAGAAAAGGTAGATTTATTAGAAGTATATCAAAATAGTGAGATTGATGTTCTAAAAAAGAAAAAAATGTGTCCTGATTTATTTGGAAAAGAAGATACTAAACAAGAAGAAGAAAATGTAGAATTTACACATGAAGGTGCGAAGAGTGAATATTCGTGGGCAAAAACAGAAGATAAAAAGCCAAGTGCCGAAAAAACTGTTGTTGTTATGGAAGATAAAGAAGAAATAGATTGGGACGAAATTTAATCATCTGTATGAATACTATCCCACAATGCTTGTTGTAATTCTTCATCATACGAAGAATCTAAACTTGTTTCAACTTCTTCTATAAATGAATTAAAATTGTTAGGTACATAATTTCTTCTTATCTCTGTTTGTATCATATTTATAAGTAACGTTTCAAAATCAGTATTACTCATGTTCCTTAATCCATCTAAACCACCTACACCACTTAAATCATTATTACTTAGATCTAATAAATCATTCCAATCATTATCACTTAAATCGTTATCACTCGTATCGCGAATTTTAACTTCTTTAAACTCTAATTCATGTCTACAAACCGGACATTTATAACTTTCATTTTTTAACCATCTTGTAAGGGCTTCTGTATTAAATAAATGATTACAAGGTAATTGAGATATTTCTTCCCCTTCTTCAAATTCAACCATCATGATAGGACACTCTTTTTGGTGAAAATGGTTTTCATATTTAATTTTTTTAATATTTTCTATAACTTCATCTTTTGTTACTTTTTTATATGAATTTCCTTGTAAAAATTGTCTTGTATTTTGAATTTGGTCACTAAAAGGATTGAAATTCATAGTTCCATTTCGTAAAGATGGTATAGGTAATGTATTAAAAAAACCATCCGTTAAATTAATATTTAAATTATTAGTAGAGGCATCCCAGTTATATGTCCCTAAGTTCATATTATCCATTAAATATAATAAATAATTATATTTAATTAGTTAACTCAATAAATTTTTTAAATCTCCCATACTTGTGTATCTTTCATTATTCAACATATTTTTTAATAAATCATATGAATTTGTTTTCTTTAATTCATCAAATCCTTTTTCACATAATACATTCAATAGAAATGGACTGTATCCAGACAACATGGTAACGTTATCTTCTGTAGCTTGGGTTGGAAATCCATTCGTTTTTCTTAAATTCCAAAATAAAATATTCGGCGGATTAAAAGGTCTTCCCCACAATTCTATCCCCTTTTCCTGAAACATTTTTTTGATATTTTTATATAGAGTGTTTGAATCATAACCTGCTTTTTGACTGGAATCTATTTGCATATCGGATAAAATGGCCAGTGTTAAATTTTCTACTTCTTCTGGTTGCATTTTACTATCTTCAATAGCCCCCAATATCAAGCGAAAAGCCTTGTATATATCTGTCTGCATGCCCCATTCCGCCTTCTTAACAGTTAAAACTTTATCACAAAAATTTTCACAGTTATCCAGATTAACCCAAGTTGGTTCGGCTGAAAAAGTCAAAACTCTATTTTTAAAAGCTGTTGTTGTTTTCTCCGATATTCTAATACCCAAGCCTATAGCATTATATAAAGGGTTACAATCATCTACTTCCATAGAACCGGATGTATCTACGAGAGCAACCATATTATTTAAATTAAAATTTTGTTTAGAATTATTCTCCCATTGTGAATTAATAGTATCTTTAATAAGCTTATTATCCTCAACATCTTGATATTTAATAGCATCTTTTACAAAATCATACATACTACATCTCTTACCTTTTATTGTTTCGCCTTTTTCTTTTTTATCATTCAAATATTTTACAAAATTCTCACGACATTCTTTTCTATCTTCATCATCACTTCTTTCAATAATTTTACTTCCCGCCCTCTTTTGATTGAATAAACTCATTTTTTGTTTTGAGAACGTCACACTCGTAACCGTGTTAGGATCAATATTTCGCCAATTTTTATTACATTGTTTTATTTGGGTAGTATCTAAATACCTATTTAGAGTAGAACATATAGTTCTATATTCCTTTCGTGCCTTTCTATCTGCCGCTTTCCTTGTTTTATCCGTTTTTGCCGTTTGATAATATCGCGAAAACATATTTCTTACCAATAATTCATATAACCAACCAAATTTTTTAGATTTTTCTCTTGGTATCCATTTCGCCAATAAAGTTATATTTTTATTCGTTTTGGTAACCAATGTATCCCAATCTTGTTTTAAGTGATAATTCGTCAAATTAACCACGTAATCAATAAAAGGATGTTCTTTATTTCGAGTCGCATCGCGAATATAATTACATAAATACTTAATGTCCTTCCACGAACCCAAAGGTTCTTTTAAATCTGTATTAAGCATCATAGTTTCAAAAATATAATAAGCAATTTCAGGCTTGAAATCGTACCAAACCTTTAACATCATATATGTTAAATCTCTTTCTCCTTTTGCCGCACAATCACGTGTATTTAAAGTCATTTTCGCCAATAATATTAAATTCTCAATGTCGCCACTTTTCTGGATTAGTATTGAAAATCTCTTCTCCAAATCAGACATATCTTTTGTTCTAACCAATTGAAAATAAAATTGGGAGAAATGTTCTTCAAAAGAAGATTCTGACCATGTGTATTCGTGATGATTATTTTCACCAAGTTTTCTTTGATCTAAAGCCATTTTTAAACTCATATTAATTTAATAAAATAGGATTCTTTTAAATCAATTTTTTTTTGTTTTATTGTTTCTTTTACGGATTTTGCATATTTTCTTTGTACATGGTGTTTTATTTTTCCTTTCTTTATAAATAACATACAAACAATTAAGATCTTGAAATAGAGATATACTATCCTTCCAAATCAAGTCTTTAATATTGGTTTTATCCATAAAAGAAAAATATTGAGGTTCTTTCAAATATTTCAATACATTATCCGGTTTTAAATCAATGTTATATTTATGAATAGATAATAATGAATGCTTGGAATTTTTAAAAATACTATTTATCCTTAATAAAAATAACAACTTTTCCTTACTTACCTTAGTATCGTCTAAAATATGATTCTCTTTCTTAACATGTCCTATCTCATTGTTTAAATTAACATACAAATAATATATCCATATATTACGATTTTTTTCATAATAAAAATCATTATATAAGTTATCTTCTTCATTAATTTTATTTATCCAATCGTCATCCATATCTAATAGACATTCGGTCATATTAAAATAATAAATTAAAAAAGTTATTTAATTTTAACTTATTAATATTGTTCTTCTTCTTCTTCTTCTTCTCCTTCTTCTCCTTCTTCTCCTTCTTCTTCGCTTTCAGTATAATATTGATATTTTTGAGCCATGGCTAAAGTTAATGCTATATCCTCTTGATTTTGTAATGAATTCCAATCGTCATCCTCTTCGTCTTTTTTATTAACAACTTTTAATTTCTCCAATTCTTTATTTTTCTTTCTTTGTTTTTGAGTAGTCTTTTCACATTTGAATTGAGGTGTAAAACTAACTTCACCAGTTCCTACCTGTGAAAATTTACCTATTCTTGATTCAACTTTATTATTAGAGTAATCGTGCAAAGACCTTCTGCCTCTACCTCTGTCTCTACCTCTACCTCTACCAAATTTATTATTAAATTTACTTGAGTTACCTGATGTAAAACGATTTTTATTGTTATTGTTATCAGTTAGTGAATCAAATCTACTTGTCGTTTTCATCGGTGGAGTATTCCTCGATACGAAAGCATTATTATTATTTGATGATGGTTTAAAGCTTTTAAATCTATCGGACATGTTTATTATACATTTAAAACATTATTATTATTATATCAATTTTATAATAGATATAAAGAATATTTGTTTCAATATATTGGTAGTGGTAGTAATATAGATTAACCATAGTCTCTTAACAGCGAAATAATAATTTAATTATCTTATTAATAATTCTATAGTATAGGATTTCCAAGAGACAGAATATAAAATTGAATAATTTATTATTCATGATTGATACATAATTATGAATAATAATATAGACAACCTTTCATTATGCATTCCAAAGGTACATAAAAAATACAGTTACAAATGGATATTTCAAATTATAAATAAATATAAAATAGGAAAAATAGAAAATATAAAAGTAATACCTTATCATAACTCACGACATTTTAATAAAGTAATAATTCATTTCGAATATTGGATAAAGACTAAAAAAAATTTAGATATTTACAACCATATTAATAAAGGAGGAAATATAAAAATTTTGTATGATGAGCCTTGGTTTTGGAAATGTTTTAAATTTATTAACAATGAACGATAACGTTGTTAATAATAAAATTTTCTGTAATTGGAACGGCCATTATATAATTATTATGTCTATCGTATTGAAAATTAGACATACTGATTGATGTACGTATCATTTTTGGCGTTACAATTTTTTTGTTTTCATAAAAATTCATTCTTTCTTTTGTTTTTTTTGATGTAGGTTTTTTATTTCCTCTGGACAATAGGTAGTATAAAACTTTTTTCTTTCTACCCTTATCAATTTTTTCACCATGAACTTTACATAAATGTCTGTCAAGATGAATTTTCTGTGCGAATCCCCTTTCACATCCTGGATGCGTACATTGAAAAGGTCTATCGCATTCTTTTGTGTGTTTTGCTAATATGTGATGTTTTAATGTTATTTTTGGTCCCGTTGTTGAATAATCACAATGTGGACATAAATGAACAACATTTTGGGTTTTTTTGTTTTTTCTATAATAGTTTGAACTTTTGCACATGGTGTATCTTACTTTTAAAATAAAAAAAAGCTGTCTCCTGTCTTCCCTGTGTTGATGAACACAGTTTTAGTTTTATATAATTAAGCAAATGTATCTTCTACACTTGGGTCATAGGCGTAATACACACTTCCTGTCTCCATGCTATCTTCCAAACTTTCCCTATTGCTCTTTGGACTACCTTGAGTTCCCCTCGCCAATATAGGGTCGTCTCCTACCCTTGTCACAACATCATTCTTGTTCTCAATGAGTTCCTTGGCTTGCTGATTCTCGCGTTTGCGCTTAAGAAGTTCATCACCTTGAGTCCTCTTCTTGAGATTCATAACGCCGGTTGGGAAATAATTCACATCCTCCTTCTTAGGCTTTTCCACATAGCTTACACCTACGTGCCAAAACCACGGCTTACCATTCTCATAGCGTAAGTGAATCTGTTCTCCTCTCTGAAGTTGATCCAAAATCTGCGCTGTTCTCACGTTCCAATTCCATGAGCCCTTACGGAAATGAACAAACGCTTTCTTATGGTCTCCATAGTGAATAACATCCACGCGTTCTACGAAACCCCAATTCTGTTTAATGAAAACACCTTTCACGCGACGGTGACCAATGTTATTAAACATACGTGGGATACATAACGAAATACCATTCTCTACATCGCTATTCACCATAAAATGCTCGTTTTGTTCCACGAAACTCTTTTCCGTCATTTTCTTATTTGAAGTATTTGATTTTTGTTGGGTTGATTGATTTGTAATTGCTGACATGTTTAACTGTTGATTGCTGTTTATGATTTAATATACGTGATTAAAAACGAATCAATTTTTCAATATAAAGTACCTTGAGAATGTCCCTTCATAAAGTATAATACCCGATTATTTAATAATAAATATGTATATACTAACATGCCCATATTTCAAAATAAACATATTGAAATATTAAAAAAAAAAGATTCTTTTGTTTTAAATATTAAACAAACAGAAAATAATAAAAAGGCCTCCCAGTTTTGGGAAAAAACATGTTCATTGATCGATTATCAAAAAAAAACTAAGCTTCAAATCCAATTTGATGCCGATAGTATCGAAACTTTACCTTCTTTGTTAAAAACAAAAAAGAAAAAATTGTCTTATAGACACTGTGAATTATTTTTTAAAAACTTCTTATCGCAAATTAAAAGTTTAGAAAAAGACGGACTTGGTATTGTTAATTTAGATTTAAACGATTTTATTATTATTAATAAAGAAGGAACAAGATATGATAGCTGTATCATTTTTATTAATGTAGAGAAATTTCATAAACTTGAAAATAATCATTTTAATTTAAAAAAACCAAGTCAAATATCAAAACTTATTGGGTCCAAATTCGTTTCCCCCGAAGTTAAAAATATTAAAGATATACCCGCCAAAATACATAAAAAAACCATTTTTTATTCTATCGCGAAATTGATAACTTTCTGTATAAATGATGAACATAAATTAGATGAAAAGGCTGGTTATGAATTATCTTTAGAATCTATATCTGAAAGTAAGTTATATTATGGATTAATGAGATGTATTGAAAATAATCCGCACGAAAGATATTATTTATATATTTAATTAATATATAATGTCCATCTACATAATGGCTAAAAAAGCAAAAATGAACAAGAAAAGAAGAGAATATAATGCTGTTAATCCTTTCTACTTAAATATGACGCATACCGGTCGAAATATTTCATCTTGTAACAATAATTCGCCCACACCAGCACCACAAATTTGTTATGGTCAATATTTAAAAAAAAGAGTTCGTGAATATGTTGAATCCAATGTTAATGTTAATCATAAAAGAATGCCTGATTTTACAGCCGCACAATACACAGCCAATAAAACATCCAGAGCCATACAAGACCAAAAATGTTGTCCTTCTGAAGCAGTTAAATGTAATAATAACTGTGAAGGAAATTTAAAAGGCTTACCGAATGTTACGAAAGATTTAGGATACAAACCATCCTCATGGTTTATTGCTAAGAAAAAAGCAGATCGCGTTTGTATGTGTAATCCTGGTGTTGGGTCAAATACATATGAAGCACCATTATATGGTAATAGACCTTATAAATGTCAATAATTATATACCATAATGAGTATATATATATTTATCACATACTTTACTAAACTTATATAATGTCTGTTTTTCTTTGTACAATCTCTTTTTACATTGTGGACAACAAAAAACATTAAACTTATATTTTTTATCTTCAACCAATATCATTTTATAATAATAGGTTTTACTTGTTATCGTATAACAATTAAAACATGCTTGTAACCATCCTTCCTTCGGTAAATGCGATTTTTTAAAAATATCTATCTCTTTTACTTCACTCATCGCTGTTATATTATCAAAATTTAGTAATATTTTATACTATACGCAATATATAAGATGGGTAAGTCAGCGCATGATATTTTAA